CTTGAAACAATCGTCCGATTATATTTGTGTCAACGTGATCAGACGTGAGATCAAGCTGGTGAGTTCATGTATATTATTAAAAATATAAGAACAAGCATCGGAGATCAGGCACGACACGTGACAAATGTTTATAGTTTCCTCTTTGTTGAGTAGAAATTAAGCATATTAATGAAGTCTAAAGTGGAAATGATAGCCGCCATTTCCACTAAGAAAACAACATTAAGCGGCTAGGGCGTGTTTTGCACCAAGCATTACGAGTTCTCTACTAGGGTCTTCACCGACCTTATATCTCTTGTGTAAAGTATGTTTGGAGTAGTCGCAATTAGCCAATCACCGATTACCAGGGTTTCTGGTATGTGGAGTGTTCCTCCTATAAGTCACATTAGCACTTATCTAATTCTGATATGAAAATGTCGTCAAGAAGAACTAGTGAAGGGAACGGCGGGGTACCAGGCCCTCTCAATACTACTGGACCAAAAGCGAGTAAAATAGATAAAGTGATAGGATATATAATGAGAAAAAGAAAATCGATTAAACCAACGTCATCTGAGTGCGACCATTTGGTGGTTGCCTCCCCAAAACCTAAGCAGTTCACCTTACCTTCACAGGTAGGTTTAATTAAGTTGAACGCTCTGGTTGAAGGGAAAAACAGATACCAACTATTAGATCTGGATATGGCAGATCGAGATATGTTGGGAGTTGAAGAAGATCATTGGGAGTCAGCCCCAGAAGTTGCATCAGATGGAGAAATATCACCACTGAATGTGCAACGTCTAGGAGGTACCTTGAAAATGCTCATGAAAGGCGAGCTCAATCCTGAGGGCGAGCCAATCAAGGGTGTTGACGCAAAAGATACGCGTGCAAGAGTAAAACCCCAGAAAAAGAAAGTTATCATACAAGAAGAAGCTTGTTGTGATATCGGATGTCAGTCGTGTGGAACCACAGAGCCCATGCAAACCGATATACCCCAGTATGATAAACAATTAGAATCACTTCCTCGCAGACTTGTCGCCAAACTTAGGGGCCAAAAGACCTCTAGGTTTGTCTATTCACAATTATTGAATCACCTACGATGTAAACACTTCATGCACGTTCGCGACACCCATTTCATTACGACTTTGGTTGCTGACGCTAGAGCTTGGTTGCTAAGTAAAGGTTACACTATGGAAGATTCAATACACTACTCAATACTATCAAGCGCTGTACAACAAGCGTTCATAGTTTCAGCTGAAGAGCTTGAGTTAAGAGCGACACTTAAAAATCCTAAGATCAGGGATCACATTGACCATCTGAATGCGACCATGAGTGGTGATCTAGGTAGGGTTAACATGTTTGACATAAATAGCGGCAAACATGCCTTGGCGAAAATGGCCAGGAGACCTTTCACGCGCAGTTTACATCTTTCTGCGCCCCGGACCGATTTGGTCTAATGATGCCCGTTGTACTATCCTGTAAATGCTCTAATAGAGTACCGCTTCCGGTTAAAACTGAAGAATACAGGATCCGTGTAAGCACGACGGGATGTCATCTCCGCACGTATGCTAAGCTACTACATCTGAAGCTGGGCAACTATATCCCCATAGAGTCACAATTTTATTGGAACAACTGCGCTTGTAATGAATATGATGCATTGACTAGAAGGCATTTATTAGGACATATACCGGGCTATAACCCAGGTAACCCATACATGAAAATGTTGGAGACAAACCTAATTATACTTTCTAAGAGCATGACAGAATTTGCAGCCGTTGACCATAAAACTTTGATGGATAATACAAGAACTACTATGAAAAAGCGGTACAAAAGAGCCCACTTCTTACTAAGAACAAGAGTGGTAAACGTAGGCGTTAAAGAATCTAGGTGTAAGACTTTCGTAAAGTATGAGAAAATACCTTTAGGAAAGTTTGAAGCAGGCAAGCCACCTCGGTTGATTCAATTTCGCGATTTTACGTATGTTTACAGTCTCAAAAGACAGGTTTTGGGACACAGTCTGATGATTAAGAAGGACCCCACGATTGTTTGGTTTTATGAACAAAACGCTAATACCGTATTCACAAAACTATATGATAGCTATGGCATCGCCCGTGTCATGCGTCAATCCTGGGATCTTTTTTCTTCACCGGTTGCAGTTTGCCTCGATCATTCGAAATTTGATGGTCATTACTGTGATGAACTTATTACCTTAGAACATAAATATTGGCAGTCTCTCAATGGAAGCGAGGCTCTAAAGTCATTATTGAAGATGCAGCATGTAAACAGCGGCGTCACTGTTGGAGGTTTAAAATATAAGGTCAAAGGCACCCGACTATCAGGGGAGTACACAACATCAGAAGGAAACACAGTGATGAATTATCTTATGTTAATAACGTGGTTAAAGTGTAGTGGTATAGAGCACGCTAGAGTGCACGTTAATGGCGACGATTCTGTCATTATAGTTGAAAACTCAGTGAAGCACAAACTACTACCTCTAGATTTCTTTAGAAACTTTAACATGGAGACAGAACAGGACAGAATAGTATACGATTTCAGACAGATATCATATTGCCAGACTCAACCAATCAGAGTAACTAAAGAAGGCAATTTAACATGGTATATGGTAAAAGAACCAGCACGCTCTCTTTCAAGGATGCAGTATGCGGATTCTAGATATGCAAAGATCATGAAACGTTATTTAACTGGAGTCGGCTTATGCGAATTAGCCGTCTCTTCCGGAGTCCCCATAACACAACAGCTTTCACTACTATTAGCCTCCTTGTCAAATAAACCATTAGGTAGTGTTGACAAGTACCCGGCGAGACATAGTGGAAATGAGTCAAAAGTATCACCAATCACCATGGTCACAAGAAATGATTATGAGTATGCATTTGGTATACCTGTATTAACACAGATAATGTTGGAACAAGAATTTGCCGGGTATTTAAGATCTACCCAAGATCAAAAACGATTGAATGATAATTTACAGCGATACAAAAATTTCTCTGAAAAGTAACCGAATTGACAAAAACGAAATAGAAGACCTAATAGATAATACAAACATTAACAACCACGAACGTGATAAAATTTTACACATACTAAGTTATATATAATTAATATGCAACCCAGTTACGATAGAACCACTAATACAATAGAAAGGAGATTAGGGCACTCTACACCTAGCAATGCTAGAATGGCAGATCATTACGCTGCCTGTAGGTTTAACCCCTTCTCTCCTTTACCAGCTACAGTCAAAATTCCTGACGGTAGAGGAAAAGCAGTTATAGTTCGAGAATATAAGACAGCTCATAATATAGTAGTTGCTGACAAGGAGCAACTTGAGTGTCGTATTTCTCCAACTTATCCATACCCAATTCGATTCCATCAAACTGGAGCCGCGACTACAACCGTCAACGGCAGCGTTTTGGGTGTTCCGAGCACTCTGGTAGCTCCGCCTGCCACAACTTCACCCTTATTGGGCACACCAACAGATTCAGCTATGTCATACCTCTTCGGAACAAATGGAGTGACAAATGCTGTAGGCGATGCAACCAGTTTCATTGGAGCAAGATTCATATCCATAGGGTATCGGGTTTTCTACACTGGAACAGCATCTGCAGCTCAAGGTGTTGTTGTTGTTGATAATTTATCAGCAAGAGTGGTGACATCAGCCAATGAAAATCCGGCTTTAGTCCAATATGCTTACTCACCAGCCGGCGCGCAAAACAATGTAGCGATAGCCGCAGGAACCGCCCCTTATATAGTCATAGATTCAACCCCCTTCGAATATAAAACCCTAACAACCGACCAAGTTGTCTTGCGTCCAGAGAATGGAGTGCATGGCATTTTGAAAATGGCCAAGCTAGCGAGTGATCATCCATTTGCTCCTTGGTATGATACTGGTGCCATTTGCATGCAGTCAGTCACCGGAGGTTCAAACTCCTATGATACATTGTATGCTCCATCAACAAATGTCAGCTCAAATATTGCAACAAGACGACTAGGAAACTTTTTCTGGGATGATGCTTTTATGGAGACAAATCTTCGATTACCTCCAGGCGCATTCAGGATTGAGTTAACATGCTGTATCGAAATGGAGTGCGCTATGCAATCTTCATTAATCGATATGTGCCGACCATCACCAATGTACAATGACATGGCCCTTAAACGAGACATGTATCTAAATAGTTTAGTTGTACCAGCACCTTTTAGTAGTCCGCCCTTAGATACTCGTTTTTCTCAAATGAGTATTAGTGGGCGGCCACGTGTTCGGAAGGCTCGAAAATCAAAACCCCAAAAACAGCAACAACAAAATCAACAAAAACCAAAGCAGACTGGAAAGACTGCTCGAAGAAGACGAAACAGGCAGCGAAGACGTAACAACAAACAATAAACCCACAGATTATTCCAAGAGACACCCAGGATTTCAAGGTTCTTTTTATGAGAAAGTTGAAAATTTATTTCCTAGTTTAAAGCCCCATGCATCTTATGACCATAGAAATGTGGTCAAAAGTGTGGATGAGATGGGTAATATGCCAGAGAGTTTACAAGCTATAGGGCATTTTTATCCAGAAAAGCATGCGTTGATAACATCTATTCCATTTGTTTGGGATTTAGGTTTGAAACGACTTTTTAGGACTGTTCATGATGTAGTGTCACCAAGCACTGATAATGAATCCAGAGATAAATTTTATGACAATGTGTTCAACCATTTAAAAGTTGGTGGGACAGATGTACCTCAGGGAAAGACTACATTGAAAATTGCTGATCAGGTGAGAATGTATGAAGCACCTCTTGATTAATAGTTTTTATTTTGTTCTTTTTATTTGTGTGTGTAATACCTCAAAATCCTATATAACATAGGCCAGAAGGAAAACTGGTAATAGCTTGAAGGGCAGCCAAAAGAGCAAACCAAAAATATCATATCGTTATTTGTATTATATTTGTTATATATATTTATTTGTAAAGAAAGAACCGGAGTCATAGAAGCTCTAGTGATAGAGAGATTAATAACCGACGTATTGGGTGTGGGAACTCATGTGGATAATCGGCGC